TTGGCTTTGCTAATAAGCTCTCCTATCTTATTAGGAATAATAGCAAATACTTCACCTACTGCTTTTACCAAAGTTCCTAAGTTTGACAACAAACCACTTGCAAGTGTTCCAATTAGTTTGAATGCGACTGGTATCAATTTTGGTGCAAGGTTTATTAATGTTGTAACAACATTATTGATTATTACTGGCAACGCTGATATTAACTGTGGCAAAGCCTTCAACAAACCATCGGCTAATGCTATAACGAGTTCTAAAGCCGCCATAATCAACTGTGTGAGCATATCAGGCTCCGTCAGCATTGTTACTAATTCTGTAACTACTGATACAACCGCAGGAATAAGCTCGCCTACATTTTCGGTGATACCTTGAACTAATGCAAGAATTATCGAAATTCCTGCTTGTAATAATAGAGGCAATGCCGATAACAATACAGGAATTAATTGAGGTATTATTTCTGCAATGCTTGTAAATAAACTTTGTGCCGTTGAAATTACCGCAGGCAATAAACTGTCAAGAATTATGGGCAACTGTTCAACTAAAAGAGGTAAAATCCTTTCTCCTAAGCCTTGAACAAGTTTCCCTACTCCTCCAAGTGCAATTTCAATTCTTGGTATAATGTTTTCGCCAAAAGTTACAACGCTATCAATCAAATTGTCGAGCAACAAGTCAAAATCTTGTTGGTCATCCGCTACGCCTGTCAATACATTTTGCCAAGAAGATTTCAACATACCAAGTGAACCGCTTATCGTTGTGCTTGCTTCTCTTGCCGTTGTTCCCGTTATATCCATTTCTGTTTGTATAACGTGTATCGCTTCTACTACATCAGCATAACTTGATAAGTCAAATTTCTGTCCGCTTATTTTTGAAGCATCATCAAGAAGCCTTTGCATTTCTTCTTTCGTGCCGCCATAACCAAGTTTCAAATTATCAAGCATTGTGTAGTTCTGTTTTGCAAAACCTTGATATGCGGTTTGGATACTCTCCATAGAAGTGCCCATTTTGTTGGCATTATCGGACATATCGGTTATTGCTTGGTCAGCATATTTTGCCGCCTTTTCTGTATCTCCGCCGACAGATTGTAATAATGAAGCAGAAAAACTTGTAACAGTTTCCATATATTCATTTGCTGAAAGCCCTGCCGTTTTATAAGCGTTTGCCGCATATTCTTGTACTATCGGCGCACTATCCTTAAAAAGTGTTTCAACGCCACCGACTAACTGCTCATAGTTGGCGTAACTTTCAATCGCCGCTTTTCCGATTTTGACGACTGCGCCTGTTGCCGCCGCTATTCCTGCCGCCGCAACTCCGAACCCTGCTTTTAAAGCCTTGCCAAAGCCTTTTGCTTTGCTTTCTGCTCCGTCAATGCCTTTGTTATATTCTTTATCATCAATGCCAATTTTGGCAAATAACGATAATAATTCAGTTGCCATAAATTAGCCTCCTAATCCGCATTTATCAAGAACATCATCAACTATTTCTTCTGCTGTACGGTTATCTTGTTCTTTGAATAAATCGCTATAATTCATAGTCATATACTTACCACCTACCGCCATAGCAGTATTTTCCGTAATCATTTGCAAACAATTTGTTACATAATAAATTAATGATTGTTCTTTCTGTTCCTTTGTAAAAAGGGATATACAGTAATCAACTATATACCCCTTTCCGAACATTTTTATTTTTTGTATTTCAATTTGCGTTAGGTAGCGTTTTATATCCTTTACATCAAGTTCACCGCAGAGATAAAAAAATCAATCAGCCACCTCTCATTTAGCAATCGTGAAAGAGAAACGATGAAATTCGGCTTGTTGTCCTCTGTTTCTCCCTTGTCAAGCACCCACAGTCTGCGGAGAATTGCCGCCGTTTCTGTCGGGTAATCTTTGCAAATCACTTTCAACATATCCTTAATGTTTTGTCTGCCCTGCTCATCGGCTGTAACGCCCTCTTTCGGCAGATTTTTTCTTATGTCAAGTACATTTGTCTTTTTTACGAAATCGCTTATATCTTCGCTTATATCATAAATAACGGGCAATAACTCTTCATCTTTTAACTCTGCAATAAATCTCATATCTTACGCTCCTGTTTCTCCTGTTGCTCCTGTTGCGCCCTCTGCGCCCTCTTGGATATAAAATTCCATAGGCGGTCTGTCAAGGTCTGCGGCGGTCTTGTGTCCTGTGTATGAGAACGAAGCCTGACCTTTGCCGTTATCCGTTGATTGATGAGTAAAGCCACCATCAGAAAGTGCGTCAATTAACTTCATAGCAATGAAGCCGCCGTTCCAATCGGTTACATACCAAAGGTCTTTGAAGTCAGTTGACTGTAATGTCATTCTCGGCGCAACCTTTGTAAGACCTTCCGAGCCTGTAACTGCTTCGCTGTCTGCCGCACCGAGCATTGACTTAATGTTATCAACATTGTAGGTCAGTGCAGTTCCGCTCATCGTAGCAGTCCAACCGTCAAGGTGTTTGAATTCCTTTGTGTTTTTCGGCGCATTGTCGATATCCTCTGCCCAGTCCGAAAATTCGGGAACGCAAGAGAAATTGATACCGCCCGTTGTCGCATAAAGGATGTCTGCTTTGAGTGCCGCCCCTGTTTTCGGATTAGTAGGGTCAAACTCTTTAAGAACTACACCCGCATTAACTGCGAGATATTCTGCCACATCTGCGGGGAGTTCCGTATATGTTAAATTCTGCATATGTTACCTCTCTAAAAATTCATAGTTTATGTTTAGCGCAATTCGCCTTACCATATCGTTAGTGTCCGCTATTCGCTGATAACGAGGTGTTCCGTTAGTAAGCAATATTGCGCCGTTGTCATATTTTATAGTGTGTCCGTTTAATCCGTCTGATATTTCGTGTGCTTTTGCGGTTATGTCTTTCCAACTTCTGCCGTAATACCAAAGTGAAGCAGTCGATAAAACAGGAAAATTAATCTCTCCAACGCTGACTTGATATGTGATATATGGCATTGTTGCACTTTCGGGTACAGTGATTTCGTCGTAGGCAGGAATACCATACGAAGCCCAAAAGTTTTGTAACGCTTGTTCTCTATCCATTCGGTAAAGTCCACTCCTCCGCTGTAACTTGTCGCATATTCAGTCCTGCGCTGTCGGGCGTTTTGTCATCGTCGCCGTCGCTTGTAACTCTAAATATCTTGTTATCACTTACTCGTTTTAAAACATTGTGATATTCAAGATTTACGCTTTTCGGTGTAGTGATAGTATAATAAGCCGTTGTTCCTTGTTTCTGCGCAATTTGAGCCTGTATTGAGTTGTTAAGAACAATAGCACATTGAATTGTTGCGCCCTCTGTCCATATCGTTTCTTGACCGCCGTAGCCGTCATCAACAACCTGTTTATTGATAATAACGCAATCTGTCATTGCTTCGCTTAATAAACTCATACCTTACGCCACCTATTCAACGCCTTTTTAAACGCCCCATAAACCGTCAAATTCCCGTTTTCATCCGTTGCTTTATTGTAACTATACCCGCCGAAACTCTCGCTCGAATACGGACTGTTGAGCGCATCTGCGTTTTTTTCTTCCCACTTTGTCATTGATTCCAAAACATCAAGAACATTTTGCGGTACAGCCATAGCCCATATAGCACCGTTGAATATTTCGTCTTTCAATTCAAGCTTATTATTATACTGATACACGCCGTCATTAAACACACTGCCGACTATACGGAAAAACTGACCTTCTTGTAAGAAATCAAGGTCTATCGTTCCGTTTTCTATTTCAAATTCGCCAAAATGTCGGCTAACATCAAACCAATTCCTTAATTCTTCGCAAAGGTCAGTCAAAGTCATTTTTAATCGTCCTTTTTCTTCCGTTCTGCCTTAATAAGCGGAACACCGATTTTATTTTTATTAGTTTTTAACTCTTCAAATCGCTCTTTTGAAACGATTACACCCTGTCGGGGATAAATGTCCCCGACTTTATAGATGTAACCATTGTCTTGGAGGTCTTTAAAAGAATGAATTACTCTGTATTGCCACATTATGCGCCCTCGGTTTCAGCCGTGATAGTACCGACAATAACGCCCGCGGGTCTTTCTGCGAACATATTTACGCCTGCAACAAGCAC